GCTTTAATTTGTGAACCATTTGTCAATCTTAAACTTAATCTGTTGTCTTCTTGTTCTTTTACTTTTAACCAAGAAGGAAGATTGTCATTCGCAAATCTTACACGGGTTACAATTTCTTTAGATGTTTCTTGATTAATACTAATACAAAGAACATTTTTATCTTTATGAAATACCATTAACCACAAACTATATGCTGCGGTTAATGTACTAATACCCATTTGTCTAGACTTTAATATGATATTAAAATCATGTTCAACCAAGTCTGTTAAAGCTTCTTCTTGAAATGGATATAAATCAAAGTTTACAGTTCCACGAATAGGATGTTGAATCTTAACATACTTTTTCATGAAGTAAATTGGATCTACAAGACATTTCTTATATTCCTCCTTAATTACTTCTTTAAGTGTCTTTGGAGTACTCATTGATTTAATTTATCCAAAACCATTTGTTTGGCTTTAGTTTCAATTTCAGAATTATAATTTAATTTACCCAATTCTTCATTTGCTTTTGCAATATTTTCCTCAACATTTTTCAAATCTTCTTTTAAATCAGACAATACTTTTTGTATTTGTGTAGTATCATCCGTCCAGAATTCTTGACTACCATCATCATTAAAAAATTGTAACTTTTCTTCTGGATTCTTTTCCAAATATTCAATACTATCAGTAATATTTTTCTTAAAATCTTTCATTTCTGAAAGCATACTATTATAGATTTTATATCTTTCATAGTCCGCATAAACACCTAATACTTTTAATTTACTATCAAATGAAATAGTACAATCATAACACTTGCCTGTTTTAGGATAAAATCTATCATCTAAATAATTGCCAAATTTCATATCTGCATTACAGATACTACATCTTTGATCAATTTTTATTTGTCCGAGTTTGGATACTTTTCTTTTACTTCCATTTTTCCAAACCCATTTATTTCCTTGACCATCTTCCCATTCTTCACCTTCTTTTCTTTTACTGTTGTTCAAGTTAGGATCATAACCAACTTGAATAAATGGGCGGTTTCCCTCAACATAATCTTTAACTATGTCGAGATTGCTTTTTCCTGTTGCTCTTTTCATAACTTTACTTTTAATCTATCCAATTCCTTTTTGAAATCATTTAAGATTTCAGTTCTTTTGTTTTTATAACGAAAAGTATTACCTTTCACTAATTTAATTAGTTTTTCTAAAGTGTTAATATCATTAAATGTTACATTTTTGCCAAATAAAAATTCAGCAACATCGTCCATATCAGTATAAACAGTTTTTATATTTTGTTTTTCTTGTTTACCTTTTTCATTTGTTATAACATCCGCACTTTGAAGACCTTTTTTCCAATTAAATTGATATCTCTTCATCTTATTTGGATCTTCGGTTGGTTCATAACTATGTGACATAATATTCATTAATAGAATATTTCTTAACGCAGCTTTATATTTTGATTCTGGTGCTCCGGATAAAGCCTTAATCATGAAATTTAAATCACCAATCATCAAATCAATTTGTACATATCCATCATCATTTGGTATTTCTGTAGATTTTACTGAATTACCATTTTCATCTATAATAGGTACATTCAAGTGTAATTGATCTAATCCTGTATTTATTTTATAAGCTGGTGTTGGAACATTTGATGGAACATTTGATTCTATATGTTGTTTTAATTTTTCATAAAACATCTTTTTATCATAATCATAATTGACACCAAATAATTCATTCAATTGTTCTGTAGATACTGCAACATCAATGTCACCCAAGACTGGTTTGGATTTATTTCCAATAATTTCATATTTCAATGAATCAAGATTCCATATTTTTAATCCATTTTTTACAGTAGAATCTAAATATTGTTTTGGTAAATCACTATTTGCGGCAACTGCATTGCCACCTTCTGTAATTAAAAATTCTTTCAATATATCATTAACGATTTTATTTCCCAAATCAGCATGTTTTTTGATTTTATCAATAGATGCTTGAGTTTCTGGAGTGGTTGCTTTCTTTTCTTTCTTTGAATATTGTTCAATCATTTTTTCAGCATATTTATCTTTTATAGCTTTAATAAATGATGCATAATCAAATCCTAAATCAGAAAGAATACCATTTGCATCAAGAGTTTTTGCAAATCCTAGAACACCTGTGGTTAAATCTTTCAATTTAACATCGTGTGGATTTACACCACTATGTGTAGATAAATTTGGGTCAACAACAGTAATCTTTTTATTAAACAATTCAGCCAAAAAGTCTGCCAAATCTCTTAAAAATGTACGAGGACTATTGGATATCAATTTATCTACAACATCTTTTCTTAACATTGGAGATACAATCTTACCATCCTTAAATTTAGCTCTTACACCTGTATCACCAATTCTAATATTAAGAACTTCTGCCAATGCAGAGTACATTCCTCCCATTGTAAATCCTTTTATACCTCTTTCTGGAGTAAATCTAGTAGCAAACCAATCTTTATATATTTTTGTAGTATACAATAAATCTAATTGAACCCAAGTATCTTCTTCAATTTTAATTATAATTTGTTTACCATCGGATCTCTTTGCACTTTCAATATCAATATAATTTTGACCACTTGTTTCAATAAATTTAATTACATTATTTATATATTCTTTTTTTGTATCGGTGACATCATCTTTTGAATCAATTGGTATAACAACCATTACATCAATATCACCATAAGTTATTTGTTTTTTATCATGTTGATCTTGTTTATAATACCCTGCGGAACCCAATATTTGATAATCTTTAATTGGTGCCAATGGTACATTACTCAAAAACATGTTCAAATCAGCTAAAAAATCCTTAAACTTTTCAGTTGCTTTTTCAATTGTGTCTGGTGATAAAATTGTCTTTGATGTTAATTCTGGTTTTAACCAACCACCTTCATCAATTGGTTGTTTATGTGCAGCTCTATTTGCTGCGCTAAATTTGGAACGAGAAACATACTTAATGTCACCTTCTGGATGGGAAAATACATAACCTTCACCTCCAGGTTCATTGCCTATATATGATTTAATTTCAGTATCTTGATTGTCTATTTGATTGATGATTTCATCTTTTACAGACATTATTTCTACAACAACTTTCCATAAAGATTCAAATCCGTCACGATTACTACTAACATAATCAGTAATTTTCTTTTTCATTGCTCCTGTAAGATTACTTTGATCGATCCATTGTAGAAAATCATCACCAATATTCACTAATCCAGTATCAACTTTACTGTTCAAATATTTATATAAAATATCTGGAAAGTTAGTCATTTTCATGCTAGCTAATTTAGAAGGATTAATAAAATCATCTATATTTCTGGCATGTTTACCTATATAAAGTATAATATCTTTTAATCGTTTTTCATTTACGTCCGGTGGATTATGTACAGATATTGGAGGTATCACTAATAATTGTTTACCTTGAAATACATTATAATTTGTAATTGCAGTTTCATTTCCAAAACTATCCACTTCTCTATGAACAACAACCGCAGCTTTACTTTGTGCAATCTTTCTTCCCAATTCAGAATTGATGTCAACTGCATAAGTTACAATATTTGGTTTAAAAACATATCGTCCATTTTCAATTAACGGTGTATTAAAATATAATAAATCTCCTTTAAAATAACCTCTGAATGTAGATGGAACCGCAGATTCAAATATTGAAAATGCGTTTTTCATATTTTGAACGAAAAATCTATATTCGTCGGTTTTAACACTTTTACCTCTATTCAAAAACATTTGTTCCAATTCTTCTGGTGAAGTTGGTCTACCATTATAACCTTTGGCAACAAATCCACTTTTATCTGTCAATACGAATTTACCTTCATCGTTTCTACCAAATACAACTGCAGGAGAACCATCCCATTTCATTGTAACATTTTTATATCCTCCTTGTTCCAATTCAATAAAACTTTTAATGGAACGAATCGCTCCTTTTGATCCCTCCCAAAAAATTAAATCTTCGGCATGATCTATACGGGTCGCTTCGTTTATCAATATATTAGATACCAGAAATTGTTCTAAATTATTCAGCTTTGTCATATGGTTTTAAAAATGTTTTATCAAATACAGTTATAGCTTTATTATATGAACGATTAGTTTCATCCAATGTATTATCAGTAAATTGCCAGTTCCAAAATAATTCATTTGGTGTTTTGAATCCGAAAAATTGAAGCACTTCTTTTTGCGTTTCCGTTACATCTTTACCGTTCCAATTTTGTCCAGTCGCAATAAATCCTGCATCGATATCCTTTACTATATTTTTTTCTCCCAAATTACTATGTCTATTTTCAATCCAAGTTAATCTTTCAATTAATTTTTGATAATAACCATTTGCTTGTCCCCATCTTATACTAGCAAAAAATAAAACGGTATCACTTTCAAATAATTCTTTACTTATTTTCCACAATTCATCATTCTTTTCATTGATACTAGCCCAACAACGATGATATCCACTTGGATTCTTTTCTTTATCTTTTAATAATGCTTTTGCAGTTCCACAATGATTACCACCAAATTCTCTATTGCTACTTACATTACCTTCACATGGAAATATATTTAGTTTGGTAGTGTCTATAAGAGTCACCTTTTCTTTACCCAATAAATCTTGAATTTTAGTAGCTAGTTGATTGCTTTTAGGTACATCTTCTTTGTGTTGTGACCATCTATTACTGGTAGTCAATAATAGTACTTTATTCTTATTCCTTAAATAATCAATGGTTTTCTTATACTTTTTCGCATAAAAATCCATATCTTGTTCACTAGAAGGCAATTGTGCTTCTAATAATAAGTCAGTTAGCTTAATCATCGTACAATATAAATAGATTTAACAAAGAAAAAACCCCACTTATTTCTAAGTGGGGTTCGTTGTTTAGCGTTGTTTAACCATTAGGGAAGGTTGCGCCTGTTGGTAGAATGTTGAAATCAAGTACGATGAATTCAGCAGTCTTTGTTGGTTGTAGATAGATTTGTCCATATAGGATATTTCTATCAACCAAGTCAGGAGTATTATTTGTATCATCCATTACAACTTGGAATGCGTACAATCCGCTACGTTGTTGTACTGATTCCAAATATGGATTTACGATACTCAAGAAACGGTTTCTTGTAGCAGCTACATTTTGTTCGAATACTAAGAACTTACTGCTACTTGCAATAAACTTCTTGAGTGCGATTAACAATCTACGAACATTTACTCTGTCAAGAGCACTTGGTTGAATTTGAAGTGTCTTTTGACCCCATACACAGATACCTTGACCAGGGAATGCTGCGATTGGGTTTACACGGCCTTCATACAATGTATCTCTTTCACTATGAGTTGTTCTGTCAAGAACTTGAACTGCTTGTGCGATTCCACCACGATTTAAACCGGCTGGAGC